AGAGAAGTACTTTCCGGTTTTAATTTTCCAAATATTCCAACTCCGGCTTATGCTTTCCAAACAGGTGGCGCGGTTGCCGCACAAGCATCAAGGGGTTCTGCGGGACGTGGTCCTAAACCGCCTACAACAGCGGAGGGCGCGGGAGCAGGGGCTGGACAAACACCTATTAATATAAATAACATTATTGATCCGCAAATGATGGATCAGTATGTTGCAAGTAAACCGGGACAGCGCAACATACTGAATGTAATGAGTCAAAACCAATTTGCAGTTAAACAAATTGTTTTAGGAGAATAAGATGGGTATCGAAGATCAAGCATTTGAATCCGGTACGGTTGCAGGGTTTGATGGTCCAAGTGGATTACTGCAAACTTTGCTTGCGTTCATTGTAGGTACGGAAGTCACCGGTGAATCATTAGCTGGAGCGGGAGTTAGTTGGGCTGGAACACTTGCCAATTCCCCAGTTGGATTAGGACGTGTAGTCATTGACTATACTATCGCCGGGACACCTTATCAGGCGGTGGACAATGGTGCCGGTGATATAGAAGGACCGCAGATTACGATTGGTTCAATCACCTATGCAACGGGCGTCTACAGCATCACGTTTGCCTCAGCTCCTACCGGCACACCTACAATTGACTATCTATATGGACAGCCGGGACAGGACTGGAGGCAATTGGAATACCGGGATACCGAAGATAACATTGGCGTTCCTGTTCCACAGTTTGGTCCGGGTGAATGCAAAGAGTGTATTCTGCACAACACCGGCATTAGCGGACTTGAGAATGTTCTGATTGGTATGCGGGAATGGAAGTATTTGGTAGAGAACCGGCATAGTTGGGATTTGAATGGATACATTAACTACACAACCAACATGAAGTTTAACGCGAATAGTATTCAACATGGATACGTTGGATACAATACGAGTTATGAGGCATGGACACAGCATCCACAATTGCCTTTGCAAGATGATCTAATGTATTATTGGTTTATGTCCAACCGGCAACGAGTTATAGTCATTGTAAAAGTGCAAAGCAATTATGAGTCAATGTATCTGGGCTTCGGTTTTAGGTATGGCTCACCAACAGAATACCCCTATCCCCTTAGTATCAAAGGGTCTGCAAGCGGTGGTGCGCGGTTTGATACTACCGGAGTAACCCGCCGGTTTATCGCAGGGAGTTATTGGCAAGACAATGGATATCAGAACTGGATTGTTGACCCTGCCGGTGCCTATAGAATAACGGATGGTGGAGCCTCGCAGTATGCAATCCGAGGAACCTTTTTATCCCCCACTCACGGTTTTACTAATACCACAGATTTTATTGAAAAAACGCCGACAGACAGATTAGCTCATTTGCAGAATGTTTATGTTATAGATAACTTTAATAAAAACGTGCTGATGCAGTTGGATGGTGTTTATCATGTTGCAAGTATAAATATCCAAAGTGAAGATGTCCTGCACATGGGAGGAGTAAAACACCGTATCTGGCAGGATATTTATCGGACGACATATTGGAGTTTCATGGCAATAGAGGAACAGGCGGGAACTACAACTACAACGACCACGTCAACGACCAGTACCACTACGACCGTGACAAGTACTACAACGACCACAACCGTACCTTAAGGAGTAAAGTATGACTATCCCAATTTTTAATCATCAAATAATTAATACTCCAAATGGATCGCAAGCTATTCTGGCCGCCCTTCGTACCTTTGCAATTGCTCAGGGTTGGACTGATATAGAATATAAGACAGGAGTGTATTGGGTAAATGGAGTGGGATACACGACCGGTGGAAGTGACTATATAGATTTTTGGGATATGAAGTCAACTGGATATGGCGTGCAGGATTTGCATTATCGGTTTGAGGCATATCCAGATCAAGGCGTACAAACGACCGTCAGTTGGTTATTTGCGGCACCTGTTATTCCAGGCAATCCAACTTATACTATTGCCTCAGCCACGCATGGAGCATTTCAGAATCAATGGCAGGATGGTAGATGGTATGACTACAATATGCCAAACGGCACGATGCCTAAGATGTGGCTGTTCGGACTTTCAAATAGATCGTTATTCTTCGTTGCACAGATTACTACTGATTGGTGTATTTGGGGTGGATTCGGAATGCTCGAATTACTACCTGAATTTAGGACACGTGCAAACCAATGGCAGATGCTGTTCCAGGGATGTTACTCGGATAACTTTCCGAACAGTTATTGGTATAACATGACTACGTATCATACTCGTTGGGGATACACGATGCAAGTTGCCTCAAATGCAGATGGTTGGAAACAGATGTATGACTGGGAAAGATCGAGATCCGTTTGGACTGATGTCTTAAGAAGTAATTGCTGGACCAATTCCTCAGCGGCTTTCGATGGGCATTTCGGCCGGCTCCATGAAGTTGTGCGGTATAACTCATTTACTAATAAAAGGGTCGCAGTAATGCCTACATGGTATTACAAAGACAATGACTCTGGGCTCTGGCACGTCCTTGGCACGTTCCCAGTAGTTTCCATTGTAACGCAAGGAATAAATTTTGGTGAAGAAATTGAATTTGGAGGGGATACCTATTTAGGATTTCCGCAAACTCGAATCGTTGATACAGGTGGATTTGCATTTAGGATAGCATAATGACATTGAAGGCAATAAATTTATTTGAATTAAGGTTGGAAGGCGTTCCGACAGATCAAATATCTTCGGAAAATGCCAAGAGGTCATATCCGCTGGATGAAAACCTTATTGAAATAGCTACATTTGGAACACGGGAACCGCGCTATCTGGGTGTTGGTACGGAGTTACAGCAAGGTTATTATATGACTCCGAGTGAAGAATTCGGTTGGATAGGTTTTAACTACCTGACGGATATGTTAATGAACCGCATCTGGGTGACGCCATTGCGTATCGCCGGCGGATTCATTACCGAAGAGCAAATATATGAGATAACTATATGGAATGCGTACTTGGAGCGGTCCGTTGACTGGACAGCGATTGCAGTTATTAGAGAACCGGGAACCCAATTTGACTTTCCGGCATTCCCATTTAGTTTTGCTCCAACAGCATCCATCAACAGGGATTTAACGATAGACCGTTTTGGTCCGCCCCTGCAAGACACCTATTGGCAACTGACTATAGACGGTTTAGTTTTTGAAATTTATGTAGACGGGATTCGTGTTGTGCCACTCGAAGAAGAGCCAAACTGGGAATCCGAAATTAAGATGGCATATAATTTTCAGACGGTGATGTATAATACGGAACGCCTACATGAGCAAAGACGCGCCCTCCAAGAGATTAGCAGTAGAAAAACGAACTTCACTTTTGTCTTGGAGCAATTAAGAAATCATAGGTTCTTTAATCGTATTGCTTATGGTCATGATAAAATTTTTGGTGTTCCAATCTTCAGTGAGAAGTTATTTCCGACGGCCGTCACGCAAGGGACTACGCTAATAACTCATAGTAATAGTAATGAATTCATGTGGAACTTTCAGAACCGGATGCAATTTGTAATGATTGCAAATCATGAAGACCGCATTCTGGAAATAAAAGAAGTACTCAGTTTTACGGATTATCAAATTACTTTAAAGGCAACCATCACCGAGTCATTTGATATTAATAAAACGGTTGTGTATCCATGCCTGTTCTGTGTAGTTGGGGGGGCGAAGTATAATGAAAAAAGTTCCCATGTGCAAACGGCAGATTTAGAATTTAAGGAGTTTATTTCAAGTGGCTGATGACTTACAAGAAATAGGAACCGGAGTGCCGATCTTTCCATTGTATCCAAACTGGGCGAAGGAACCAAATACTACGATTGGGATAGTACGCAAGATCGTTGAATTTAGGGGGACGGCGCAAACACTCATTTCCTTTTTGGAAGAAGTGCCGATTACTTTTGATGCCGGTTTTACTATGACTACAAAGGAAGAGGAATATAACTTCATTGATTTCTTTAATACGCGACGCGGCAAGAATCAAAAGTTCTGGGTCCAGCATCCAAAAATTGCGTTTGAGTTAAAGGCATCGGCAGGGACAGGTGCTACATCCCTTCTCTGCTACTGGAATGCGGCTGAGTCAAACTATGTTGGATTCGAACGTATTTATATAATGATGAAAAGTGGAGATATATTAACTCGCCATATCCAAAACGTAACTTATAATGAAATAACCGATGTAATGCAACTTGATTTTTCACTTGGATTGGACCGGGATTTGAATTTGGATAACTACTGGCGGATCGGGCGGTTTTTGCTTTGCCGGTATGACGAAGATGAGTTAAACATGAATCATAAAACGGATCTTGTAAGTGAAGCAAGCGTGCGGTTCTATGAGCTCATAAGGGAATATAGTTTATTATGACTTATGCGAGTGAAATATTAGAAAACGAACAGGAGGCAATGCCGGAATTCTACGAGATACGTTCTGGCGGGACCACATGGTATTATACGAGTTATATTACTGGACTGATTTTTCGCGGAGTAGCACATGAGCCGGCCTCCATACGTCGTAGTGGTTTTTCGCAGGATGTGCAATTTGGCAAAGTCGAAGTAAATTTGACTGCCCCTGTTACGGATATCTTCGCGCAGTATATAGCAAACTTGCCAATTGAACCTGCGAAGATCACCATTTACCGTGCGATTAAGAGTGATCTGACAGATTACATTAATCTTTTCTCCGGCACGATAAAAGGCGTTACCATTAAAGATAAGATAGCAAGTGCAAAGTGTGAGGCGCGTAGTTCCTTGCTATCCGCGCGTCTACCGGCAATCATATATCAAAGTTTTTGCAATCATGATGTTTTCGATTCCGGATGTGGTTTATCTGAATTAACTTGGCGAGTCATTGGGACGGTGATTGATATTACTGGATACACAATTACGGCAACCGCATTTGGAACAAAGCCAAACGGGTACTTCACCGGCGGACGCGTCCAGCATGGGGATGACTTTCGTTTAATTACGGATCATACTACTACCGTCCTTAATTTGCAGTTGCCGTTTGATGCCCGATTAGAGTTAGGAGAGGATGTAATTGCTTTGCCGGGATGCGATGGGAATCCGAGTACTTGCGAAGACAAATTTGATAACTTAATTAAATTCCTTGGGATGCCTTATATTCCAAGTCACAATCCAGCAATCTGGGGATTCAGGTAATGCCGGAACCTTATTTTAATAACGATACGGCATGGAGTAAATTCGAAGAAGTAATTGACTCATGGATGGGAACACCTTATAAACACTTGCAGATGCTTAAAGGCCGCGGAGCCGATTGCACCTTATTTATAGGAGCGTGTTGGTTGGAGTTAGGTATTTTTACTAAAGTGGAATTCGATTACTATCCGCGGGACTGGCATATACATACGAAAGAAGAACTCGTTTTGGATAATCTGTATAGGCAATTCAGAGATAGTTGTGGAAACGGTTATTCATTTAAAAGATTCCCAATTGATGAGCCATTTATTAGAGGGGATATGTTAGCATTTGCTACAACAAAGACAGGTGTCACAAATCATACTTCCATTTGGCTCGGAAAAAAGATAATGGCGCACTCCCTTCCCCAGAGGGGAGTTAGCAGGTTTCCGTTTGGCGGGTTCTTCGAACGCAAAATAAAAGGTGTGTTTAGGATAATGCAATGGTAGTTGGAGCAATAATCATAGGAGCAATAATAATTGGAGGTCTTATACTTGCTACCTTATTAGCAAGCAAGGCACAAGGCACAGACATGTCCCCACAAGGCCTCGATTCCTTTCAAATTACGTCTTCTGAAGAAGGCAAGGTAATTCCCTTAGTGTTTGGGAAAGTACGGCTAAACACTAATATGCTTTGGTATGGGAACCTCAAAAGTAAAGAAGTAAAAGAGGAAGTAGGAGGCAAGGGCGGCGGGAGTCAAGAGCAATCCGTAGGATTTGATTATTGGTTGGATTTGTGGCAAGCCGTCTGTGAAGGACCAGATGTAACGCTGGAGGGCGTTTACATACAGGATGACTTAAAAGGACTGGGAGAATTAGGGACTTACTCATTTAATGATGGGGATGACTCGTACTTCCCATCAGAAGCCGGACAGTATGCGGCTCCGCTGAATCCGGTAGCACATATCTTTTTGGATAAATATTATCTCGGTCTTAATGCTACGATGGTTCCTACGTTTCACTTCGTTATAGAAAAATTAGGATCAGCGCCTATCAGTTACGCTAATCTGGCTAATGGCGTGAATCCAGCGACCATTATATATGAGTTATTTCGCAAAGCCGGAGCCGGTGTAGGAGACTTCGATAATACTTCACTTCAACAGGCGGCGACCTATTGGAAAGACAAAGGATACGGTTTAAATATTAAGTTCAGCAAGCAAGAAGAAATGCGGAACATGATAAACCGCATCTTTACTTATGTGGATGGCGCGGTTTACTTCGATGAGGATGATCGAATTGTAGTTAAAGCATTTAGGGATACGGATACTTCTATTACTACAATTACAGAAGAAAAATTTAAAACTTTTCAATTTACTCGTCGCACTTGGAATGATGTTTTCACAGACTACCGCGCAAATTTCATTGATGAAAGTCAGGACTTTACTCAGCGCACAATCCGTGTCCGCAATCCCGCAGTACACGCGCTGATAGGGTATGAGAGGCAAAAGACCGTTGACTTAACTGCATTCCGGGATGCAGACACGTCAAGTAAAAGACTTTGGGAACTGATGAAACGCCTGTCCTACCCGGAGGCACAAGTTACTTGCAAACTTGGAATAGAATATAACAGTTTAAATATTGGGGATATAGTAACCGTTGACAATGCGGACTACGGTATAAGTGGGATGGAATTCCGGGTATGGGAAAAGGATGCCAGCGAGATAGATAGCAATGAGATAACTTTTAGGTTTATGCAATATCTCGAAAACCTGTTTGACTCAAATTATGAAGGCGGCGGCGGTTCCCTATGGACAACTCCAACTTATAGTCCAGTAGCACTTGCCTATCAACGTGTTTTTGAATTGCCTTATACCAATATATATAACGAAACCCCTGCATACCTATTGCTCGGGGCTCGGCAGGGTCAGGAGGATGGTTTTGTCGTGCAGTACTCGCCAACCGGCGCGAACTATGTCAATCAGGGTTCCTTTAGTACTTTTTCTCAAAGAGGAACGTTGGATGTAACTTACAATCCTGCGGGAGCAATTGCCATAGACGATGAGGTTGGAATACTTTACACGCCATACCGCGACGATCCAGAATTTCAAACGCTGGACAGAGACGAGTTCTTTAGCGTGTCCCGTTTTGCTTTAATGGGAAATGAGTTAGTTGGATTTCAAACCATAACGCCAGAAGGAGTAAATAGCTTTCGCTTAGGAGGCATTATCCGCGGAGTTATGAATACTGTTCCTGCATCCCATTCCGCTGGATCAGAAATATGGATTTGTAGTTTAGGAAATAATGTCTTCACCGGTGCTGGAGTGGATGACTTCTTTGTGAAAATGTTGCCGAAGTTTGGTAGCAACGTTCTTGATCCGGGTCTTGCGGCGGCAATCCATGTTGTAGGCACCGCAAAGGCACGGACGCCGTGGGATCCCAGTCGCATTCAGGTAGTAAAAACGGGAAGTAGTAATGTTGTCAGCGTCTGGCCTACGAGTCAATTATTTGCCGGTGGAGGTGTGGAAAGCGGTCAGATCCAAGTAGACCAATGGCCTCCGGCAATGGTAGGGGAATTGGAATATTATCTGTCTGTAGCTACAACGATAGTTGTTGAGACAAACTTTGAATTTGTTGTAACACGAGCCGGAGGCTTTACTTTATATGTAAGGCAAAGGCGTTCAGGCAAAACGAGTGCTTGGAAATCGGTTGTCGTCGGCGCGGGTGACGGCACCTATACAGGACCGACGAGTTAAATTATGCCAGTACTTTCACCAACACAATTAGAGAAGTTAAGGTGGTCGACGCAGAGTTGGACGCAAATGATTGCGGACAATATGCAGAAGCTGGAAGACAACCTTTTATATGTGATTGCCTTGCAGGATGTTGATACGGCAGGTCTGTCGGATGGCGATATATTATATTGGAATGAAGGAGCAAATGAATGGCGAGTTAAAAATTGGAAACTGTTCTGGCCGTCAACGACCAGTACCACTACGACCACAACTACTACGACTACGGTCACTACAACGACAACTTAGGAGTCGCGATGACTATATTATCGCCAACGAATTTGGAAACTGCAACCTACAATGCTCCGGGGTGGAGTCATATTTTTAATAAGAATATTGACTTGCTTAATCAGCGGTTGCTAAAGATAGAGGCAATGGGGGATGTGGATCATACCTACACACCTCCAGATAATGGAGTCCTCACATGGCATCCGGGTCCGGGCAAATGGCGTCCAGAAAAATATGCGATATAGGATAACTCATGGCTTTTAGTACTTTACCAAAAAGCGGACTAAGGATACCAACCGACTACGGGCAGACGGATTGGCTTGGAACGTTTAACTATGACTTCACTCGGTTAAATAATACCTTATTAAAATATTCTGCTTTGCTGGATACGGATATAGCAGGTCTTAGTGGTGGCGACGTTTTGCGGTATAATTCTTCGACACAGAACTTCGAAGTATTTACTCCACCGTATCCTGCGGAGTCAACTACTACTACGACAACGTCCACCACTACAACGACGACAAGTACAACTACGACGACAACCGTGTAGGCGATAAATCATGCCGAAAAGAATTAAAAAGAAAACAGGTCGTGATGCAGTAAAACAAAAACGCCATCTGGCTAAAGGTACTTTCCACAGTTCGCCGGGAGGTGGTGGCGGAAGAGGAAAAGAATATCACCAGAGAGCCGCTGGAACGACTACCACTTCTACGACTGTTAGTACTACGACCACGTTGCCAG